CATCAGGCGAAACTGTCAACCTTGCCACTATCTCTAGTGATGCTAGATACGGTGTCTTATCAAAGTCTGGGGCTGATGCAAAGAAAATGTTTACCGATAAAATCGTACCAATTTCCGTCAACTATCCATTTTTCTTCAAACCGATTCAAGACGGTATGGATCGACCAAAAACAGAACTTGCATACAGAGTTCCTGCTAGTAGATTTACGAGACGTAAACTAGATAGTAACGAACAATTAGAAGAACTAGAAGGATTAGATACAACTATTGACTGGAAAAACACTGGAGACAACAGTTATGATGGTGAAAAATTAAAACTACTTGTACACGATGAATCTGGTAAATGGGAAAAACCTGATAATATATTAAACAACTGGAGGGTTACAAAAACTTGTTTACGATTAGGTTCTAGAATTATAGGTAAGTGTATGATGGGTTCAACGTCAAATGCTTTAGACAAAGGGGGTAGAAATTATAAAAAAATATATGATGATTCAGACGTTACCAGAAGAAACCGCAACGGACAGACTAGCTCGGGATTATATAGCCTGTTCATTCCTATGGAGTGGAATTACGAAGGATACATTGATTCTTATGGCTTACCTGTCTTCGAGACACCCAAAGAAAAAAAGACGGGACCTGATGGCTTCCCGATTGAAATAGGTGTAATAGAACACTGGGAGAATGAAGTAGAAGGCCTTAAGGACGATCCTGATGCGCTTAATGAATTATATAGACAATTTCCACGTACTGAGAAACATGCGTTCAGAGATGAAACAAAACAATCACTGTTTAATCTTACAAAGATCTATGAACAAATAGATTACAATGAAGATTTAAAACATTCTAATGTTGTTACGCAGGGTAATTTTCAATGGGAAGGTGGGATTAAAGATACAAGCGTTATATTTGTTCCAAGTAACCAAGGTAGGTTTTATATTTCATGGGTTCCAAACAAAGATCAACAAAATAGAGTTCTTATAAAAAATGGTAGAAAGTTTCCTGGTAATGATCATATGGGAGCTTTTGGTTGTGATAGCTACGATATATCTGGAACTGTTGATGGAAGAGGATCAAAAGGATCACTGCATGGATTAACTAAGTTTAGCATGGAAGACGCTCCACCTAATTTATTTTTTTTAGAATACATAGCTAGACCTCAGACTGCTGAAATATTTTTTGAAGATGTACTTATGGCTTGTGTATTTTATGGTATGCCTATACTTGCAGAGAATAACAAACCTAGATTATTATATCATTTTAAACGAAGAGGTTATAGAGGTTATTCTATGAACAGACCAGATAAAACAATACATAAATTATCTGTAACAGAAAAAGAAATAGGTGGTATACCTAATTCAAGCGAAGACGTTAAACAAGCACATGCTGCTGCTATTGAAGCTTATATAGAGATGTTTATTGGGTATAACAATGAACAATATGGAACAATGTACTTTCAACGTACATTAGAAGATTGGGCTGCTTTTGATATAAACAATAGAACAAAACATGATGCATCAATAAGCTCTGGTTTAGCAATCATGGCTTGCAATAAAAACAAATATAGACCCGTTGCTGAGGTTATAAAACAACCTGTAAATTTAAACTTTTCTAAGTATGACAATAGAGGCAATGAATCAAAAATAATTAATAGATGAAATTAAACACTGGTATTAATAGTGCGTTTCCAGATCAGATGGTATCTGAACAGGAAAAGAAAACGTTAGAATATGGATTATTAGTTGGGCAAGCTATTGAATATGAATGGTTTAGAGGCGGTAGAGTTAATGGAAGCAGATGGAATACAGGTTACCAAAATTTTCATAATCTTAGATTATATGCTAGAGGAGAGCAAAACGTACAAAAATATAAAGATGAATTATCTATAAACGGTGATTTATCTTATTTAAATTTAGACTGGAAACCAGTACCTATTATACCTAAATTTGTAGATATAGTAGTAAATGGTATTGCGGCTAAAGAATATGATATAAAAGCTTATTCTCAAGACCCTGGTTCTTTAAAAGAAAGAACAACATACGTTACTAATTTAATGGAAGATATGTATGGTCAAGAACTTATACAACAAGCTAAAGAAACAACAGGTCAAGATTTTTCTGCATCTAATATCGCTCCAGCTAATTTACCTAAAACACAAGAAGAATTAGAATTGCACATGCAATTGAGCTACAAGCAAGCTATTGAAATAGCCGAAGAAGAAGTTATTAATAATGTTTTAGCTAATAATAAATATAATTTAACTAAAAAAAGAATAATAGAAGATATAGTAACTATTGGTATAGGCGCTTCTAAAACGAGTTTTAACAAAGCTAACGGAGTTGTTGTTGATTATGTAGATCCTGCTAATTTAGTTTATTCGTACACTAATGATCCTAATTTTGAAGACACTTATTACGTAGGTGAAATAAAATCTATGACTTTAGCTGAAATAAAGAAAAGATTTCCATATCTTACAGATAAAGAATTAGAGCAAATGGTTAGGTATCCTGGTCGCGACGGTTATATAGCAAATCCTAATTATGATAACGATTTAGTTCAAATATTATTTTTTGAATACAAAACATTTATTGATCAAGTTTTTAAAATCAAAAAAACAGACACAGGTTTAGAAAAAACATTAGAAAAGCCTGATACATTTAACCCGCCTGAAAGTGATAATTTTGATAGAGTATCAAGGTCTATAGAAGTTTTATTTAGCGGCGCTAAAGTAATGGGTGTTCCACAAATGTTAGAGTGGAAATTAGCTGAAAACATGACAAGACCTACTTCTGACTCTACAAAAGTTAAAATGAACTATAATATTTGTGCGCCTAACTTGTACCAAGGGCGTATAGAATCCCTAGTAAGTCGTGTTACTAGTTTTGCGGATATGATACAATTAACATCGTTAAAATTACAACAAGTAATTCAACGTATGGTTCCAGATGGTGTATTCGTAGATGTTGATGGTTTAGCAGAAGTTGATTTAGGTAATGGTACTAATTATAATCCACAGGAAGCGTTAAATATGTATTTCCAAACTGGTAGTATAGTTGGTAGAAGTTTAACACAAGACGGTGATCCTAACAGAGGTAAAGTACCTATTCAAGAATTACAAACATCTAGTTCAAACGGAAAAATAGCATCACTTATAAATACATATCAGTATTATTTACAAATGATAAGAGACGTAACAGGTCTCAATGAAGCACGAGACGGCAGTTTACCAGACAAAGACGCGTTAGTGGGATTGCAAAAAATGGCTGCCAATGCTTCTAATATAGCGACTAAACACATATTAGATGCTATATTATATCTTACAGTTAGAAATTGTGAAAACATTTCTTTAAGAGTTGCAGATGCTTTGATGTTTCCATTAACAGCTAATTCTTTAAAACAAAGTATATCTACTTATAATGTAGAAACTTTAAAAGAAATAAGTAAATTAAATTTGCATGATTTTGGTATATATTTAGAACTTGAACCTGATGATGAAGAAAAAGCTCAGTTAGAGCAAAACATACAAATAGCTTTACAAAATCAAGGAATAGATTTAGAAGATGCTATAGATATTAGACAAATAAAAAATCTTAAGTTAGCCAATCAAATGTTAAAACTTAAGAGAAAACAAAAACAAGAAAGAGATCAAGCACAAAAGCAACAAATGATTCAAGCGCAAGCTCAAGCAAACATGCAACAGTCGGAGCAAGCTGCTTTAAATGAAGTTCAAAAACAAGAAGCTTTAGCTAATACTGAAATACAAATCGAACAAGCTAAATCTCAATTTGAAATACAAAGAATGGAGCAAGAAGCATTAATTAAAAAACAATTAATGGCTGAAGAGTTTAATTATCAACTGCAATTAGCAAAAGCTAAAGTAGATACAGATAGACAAAAAGAACAATTTATAGAAGATCGTAAAGATAAAAGAACTAAAATACAAGCAACGCAACAATCTAAAATGATTGAGCAACGTCAAAATGACTTGTTACCTACAGATTTTGAATCAGCGGGTATGGATAATTTAGGCGGATTTGGTTTAGAGCAGTTTGAACCGCAATAAACTATTTATTAATTTTTATTATATTATATTATGTCAGAACAAGTAAAAGAAGAAGGCACGTTTAAAATTAAACGTAAGCCTAAACAATTGGTAAAAGACGATGTTATTAAAGTCGATTTATCAAAACCTAAAACAGAAGAAACAGATGCCATTCAAGTCGGAGAAACAAAGAAGGTGGTTGTGGAAGAACAAACCGGAGATAGCCCTAAAGTGGACGAACAAATACCAGAGCCCAGCCCAGTTTCTGAAATTAAAGAAGAAGAAGAAGTAAAACCTATTGAAGAAAAAGTTGAAGAAGAAATACAAGAAATAGGTGAAAAAATCGAAGAAAAAGTTATTGCTCCTACACCTGAAGAGGTAAGAGAAGTAGCTAAATTACCTGAGAACATTGAAAAAGTCGTAGACTTTATGAAAGAAACAGGTGGAACATTAGAAGATTATGTAAGATTAAATGCTGATTATTCTAATGTAGATAACGATACTCTTTTAAGAGAGTATTATAAACAAGCCAAATCACACTTAGATTCAAGTGAAATTAACTTTTTAATTGAAGATAATTTTTCATATGATGAAGAAGTGGACGAGGAGCGTGAGATTCGTAAAAAGAAACTTGCGTATAAAGAAGAGGTTGCTAAAGCCCGAAAGCATTTAGATGGTTTAAAAAGTCAATATTACGAGGAAATCAAGTTGAGACCTGGTGTGACACAAGACCAACAAAAAGCAATGGACTTTTTCAATCGCTATAATGAAGAGCAAAACACAGCTCAACAACAACATGAGGACTTTAAGTCTAATACTAAAAACTATTTTACTAATGAATTCAAAGGTTTTGATTTTCAAGTTGGTGAAAAAAAATTTAGATACGGAGTTAAAAATCCTAATGAAGTTGCAACTAAACAATCGAATATTACAAACACAATTAAGAGGTTCTTAGATGATAAAGGTAATGTAAAAGATGTTAAAGGTTATCACAAAGCTATGTATGCCGCTGAAAACGTTGACAAAATAGCGCAACATTTTTATGAGCAAGGTAAATCCGATGCTACTAAAGATCTTGTTGCTAAGTCTAAAAACATATCCGAGGATGTTAGGCCAGCGCCTACCGGAGACGTATTTGTTGGTGGATTAAAAGTTAAAGCTATAAGCGGTCTTGATTCTTCGAAACTGAAGATTAAAACAAGAAAATTTAACTAAAAACAAAATTAATTATTATGGGACAAATTAATCCTGTGTTTGGAAGCATTGTGCCTTCTCAACAACAATTAGCTTTGCAAAACAATTATCTAGCGTTTAACGCTGGAGCTAATGACTTTGCTCAGCAATACCTACCTGAAGTTTATGAAGCTGAGGTAGAAAGATATGGAAACAGAACATTAAATGGTTTCCTTAGAATGGTTGGCGCTGAAATGCCAATGACATCTGATCAAGTAATTTGGTCTGAACAAAACAGACTACACGTTTCTTATGAAAATGTAGCTCAAACAGGTGGTGCAGGTTCTGCTACATTAGAGTTTGCTCTAGGTGGAAACCCAGCTGTATCAAATGCTATTTTTCCAAATGACACTATAGTTGTAATGAACCCTACTACAGGTGTTACATTAAAAGGTGTGGTAAAAACAAGTTTACCAGGTGGTTTAGGACAGCAAGTTATTGCTTACCCTTTTACAGCTGCTAACTGGGATGCTTTAGGAGTTGGAGCTACAAATCTTAAACTATTTGTATACGGTTCTATCTTTGCTAAAGGAACTGTTGGACCTGTAGATAACGGCTTAGGTGCTGGGTCTTACAAATCTATCCAACCTTCATTTACACAATATTCTAACAACCCAATTATCATAAAAGATTCATTCCAAATCAATGGTTCTGATATGGCTCAAATTGGATGGGTAGAAGTTGCTACAGAAGATGGAACATCAGGATACTTATGGTATTTAAAGTCTGAGTCTGAAACAAGATTACGTTTCGACGATTACTTAGAAATGGCAATGGTTGAAGGTGAATTAGCTAGTGGAGCTGGAGGCGTAAGCTTTGCTGCACAACAAGCTAATGTCCAAGGATTTGGAGGCGGTATCAACGCTTATGGATCTCAAGGTCTTTTCTCTGCTATCCAAGCAAGAGGTAATGTAATGTCTGGATTCTCAGCTGGTACTGGAATTTCTGACTTTGATCAAGTGCTTAAAAATCTAGATACTCAAGGAGCTATTGAAGAAAACATGCTTTTCTTAAACAGAGGACTTGATTTAGATTTTGATGACATGCTAGGACAAATTTCAGGTGGAGCTGTAGGTGGAACTGCTTACGGTTTATTTGAAAATTCTGAAGACATGGCACTTAATTTAGGTTTCTCTGGTTTCAGAAGAGGTTCTTATGACTTCTACAAAACTAGCTGGAAATACTTAAACGACGCTTCTACAAGAGGTGGAGTTGCAGTAAGTGGAATAGAAGGTGTATTAATACCTGCTGGAACATCAACTGTGTATGACCAACAATTAGGTACTAACATAAGAAGACCATTCTTACACGTTAGATATAGAGCTTCACAAACAGAAGACAGAAGATACAAAAACTGGATCACAGGATCTGCTGGTGGTGCTTACACTACTAACATTGATGCGATGCAAGTTAACTGGTTATCTGAAAGATGTTTGGTTACTCAAGCCGCGAATAATTTCGTATTATTCCAACAATAAGATTGCTTTAAAGAGTTGGGTGCTTCGGCACCCAGCCCTTTATTTTTATTAATTATATTATATTATATCATGTCAAAAACAAAAGAAACAATAGCCCCTAAATGGGAGATTAAAGATAGAAGATATTTTCTATTACACGATAAAGAACCATTAACATATACTTTAAATTCTAAAAACACTAGTAGACATCCATTATTATGGTTTGATGAAAAATCAGGTGAACAAAAAGAATTAAGATATGCTACAAATCAAAATTCTCCATTTGTAAATGAACAAAAAGGAGAAGTAACACTAGGACACATTGTATTTGAAGATGGTGTTTTAGCTGTTCCAAAACAAAAACAAAACTTACAAAAACTATTATCACTATATCACCCTAAAAAAGGTGTTATATATTCTGAATGGGAAGCTGAGGTGGTTGCTGAAGATGAACTTGAAGATATTAATATAGAACTAGATGCAATGATTGCAGCTAAAGAAATGGATATAGATCACGCTGAAGCTGTATTAAGAGTTGAACTAGGATCTAAAGTTTCTACGTTAAGTTCTAAAGAGCTAAGAAGAGATTTACTACTTATGGCAAGAAGAAATCCATCAGCATTTTTATCTGTAGCAAGTGATGAAAACGTAGGTTTAAGAAATATAGGTATAAGAGCTACCGAACAACATATAATAAAACTAGCTCAAGATCAAAGAACGTTCCATTGGGGATCTAATGATAGAAAACTAATGACTATACCTTTTGATGAAAACCCTTACTCAGCATTAGCCGCTTGGTTTAAAACTGATGAAGGTGTTGAAGTTTTCAAAACAATTAAGAAAAAGTTACAATAACATGTGACTATAATTATAGTGAAGGGTCACTTTGGTGGCCCTAATCACTATTAACTAAAATATTAAAATGGCAATAAATATAAACTCAGTTTACAAAGCGGTATTAGTTGTTTTACAACAAGAAAAAAGAGGTGTGCTTACACCCGTTGAATTTAACAAAATAGCTGCACAATCCCAGCAAGAAATATACACTTCATATTTTGATGAGTTAAATCAATTATTAAGAATGCCACAGACTTCCCTAGCTTATGCAGATCGTATGGCTTTATTAGATGAAAAAATACAAATATTTAAAAGAGTAGAAACAAAGACTACAGCTGCTGTTGGTGGATTTCCAACAACAACACTTAGTAATGTTAATGAATTAGGTTCTGTTATTTATTTAGCAGGAGGCACTACTCCTGGTAGAGAAGTTCAAAGAATACAAAAACAAGATGTTTATACTGTTAATGAATCTCCTCTAACAGCGCCAACAGCTTTTTATCCTGTATATACTTATGAAAACAATGTATTAACTTTTTATCCTAGCACTTTACCTCTTGGAGCTAATATAAGTGTAAATTATTTAGCTTTTCCTGTTGATCCCGTGTGGGGTTTTGAAATAGAACCTAACTTAGGTAACTATATTTATAATGCTCAAAACTCAGTAAATTTTGAAATACATCAATCAGATCAACCTTTATTAGTTGATAAAATATTAGGTTACGCTGGTGTAATGACTAAAGATCAATTAGCTTTATCATTGGCCACAGGAAAAGAACAACAAATAAACGTAGATAATCAAAAATAAAAAAAAATGAGCACAACACCTTTAAGTAACGCTTTTATATCGGTAAATGATATTGTAAATAACTTTATTATATCATACACTGGACCAGGTAAAATAATACCGGATAGTAAAAGAACAGAGATAATATTTCACGCAAGAAGATGCTTACAAGAGTTTGCTTATGAAACATTAAAAAGTCAATTTATAGAAGGGCCTACAGCTGTAACAGCCAACCAAGCAAGACCTTTACCAACGGATTTTGTTGCTGTAATATCAGCGATAAATAGCGGTTTTTCTGCAACTGAAAAACTTACTGAAGTTTCTACATTAGCTAATCCTCTTGGTAGTGGTAAATTTTATATAGACTTTGTAGCTAAGACAATTGTTTATGGTGATACTGGTAACGCTACTCTAACGTATTTATCAAATGCACTTACTACAGATGAATCAGCTGCTATTCCAAAGTTAGCAGAAGAAGCTATGTACGCTTGCATGGTATATGCAATACTTGCTAATAGAGAAAACTCAAACCCAAATACACTACAGAGGTTATTAATAGAAAAAACTGATAAATTAGAAAAAGCTAAATCAAGACTAGTATTCACTAATTTTTCTTAAATAAAACAAAAGATGGCAATAAACGTAAATACTGTATATCAAACCGTTTTATTAATATTAAACAAAGAACAGAGAGGTTATATGACGCCTGTTGAGTTTAATAAAACAGGTGCACAAGCTCAATTAGATATATTTGAAACATATTTTGATAGCTTAAACCAGCAAATACGTATACCACAGACTGATGCAGATTACTCTAATAGAGTAGTGAGTCTTGATGAAAAGTTATCAATATTTAAAGAGTTTGGAAACGCTACGTCAATATCTTCCAGTAACGTTTTTAATTTACCACAGCAATTTTCAGGCTCAGGATCAATAGCAACAACAACCTCACCAGCTGCTACAGCTAATGCGACTACAGCTTATGTTATACAAACAGCTACAGCCGATCAAATAACTAATGGAGTAGTAGAAGTTTTTGCTAATGGTGTTTTGCTATCAGACACTTTGTATAGTATATCTGGGACAACAATAAATTTCTTTTCACAACCAACGACTGGTCAAACATTAATTGTTAATATATATCCTAAACAATTTTATAAATTAGGACAAGTTTTATATAAACCAAGTAGTTTTCCTATTGCAGAAGAGTTACAAAGAGTTTTAAGAGAAGAATTATATCATTTATTAAAATCTGATCTAACAGTTCCTAGCACAACAAACCCTATTTATTTATACGAAAATTCTCAACTTACTGTTTACCCTACAACTATAGTAGATGATATTGAAGTAGCGTATGTTAGAAAGCCTATTGCACCAATATGGAATTTTACAGCTGGATTAAATAATCAATACATTTTTAACGCTTCAACTTCATTTAATTTTGAATTACACTCAGCAGAGCAAACTGAATTAATATTAAAAATATTACTGTATGCTGGTGTTGTAGTCAAAAGTCCTGAAATAGTGCAAGTAGCGGCTCAACAAGTTGCTCAAGAAAATATTAACCAACAAAGATAATAAATTATGCCAAGACCTGACGGCGGTTTAATAACCGAAACTAATAGACAATATTACGCTGGAGCTCAGCAGTTTTATATATCATCTGCAGGTGCTGGTCAAACTTTTACTAGTACTTTTAACACTAATTTAATATATGGTAGTTCAGATAATGCTAACACGCAATATGGTTTAAATAATTTTAAAATATATTCTAGTGCAGATGGACTTAATTGGTTAGAACTAACACCTAATAATTCTAAAACAACAGCGGTAAATATTAATTCTAATGTTTCTACAGGTGAACAAACACTAACTATTACATCGGCTAATGTAAATATTGCAGCTGGTATGACAATACAAAATACTGCTGGAACACAAATTTACGGAACCGTAAAACAAGTATTAACTACAACAACTTTTGTATGTACTATAACTATTCAAATACCAGCAAATGTTGATTTAGTTTTTAAATTTATAGAACCTTTTACAGAAGCTAACAATGTTGTAACAGTAAAATCTTATTTAGCAGCTAACTCTTATATAAAAATACAATTAATAGAGTCAGCTATAGAAGAAAACTATAATAACTATTCTTATACTAAATTAACAGATGTTATTAACAATTTTATTGTAGGTTACGTAGGTGTTGGTAAACTTATACCTAGCGTAGAAAGAACTGATGTTATTTTTCATGCAAGGCGTGGTTTACAAGAGTTTAGTTATGATACATTAAAAAGTGTTAAATCACAAGAGCTTTCTATAAACAGCGCATTAAATGTTATTATACCACAAGACTATGTTAATTATGTTAGGTTTTCATGGGTTGATAAATTAGGTATTCAACACACTATATATCCAGCTAATGAGTTAACAACTAACCCTTACGCTAATCCTGTTCAGGATAATACTGGGACGCCTACTCAAGATAATTTTGATTCAAATATTCAAGGTACATCACAAACTGAAGAAGCTTGGTCTACTAATACAAATGAAGCGCTTAGTGAAAACTTAAGCAATATTAACACAATAGATCACAATTATAACGATGGAATATTGGGTCAAAGATATGGATTACAACCACAAACTAGTCAAAAAAACGGATGGTTTACAATAAACGAAAGAGAAGGTAAAATATCTTTTAGTAGTAATTTAAAAGGTAAACTAATAATATTTGAATACATATCAGATGGCAATGCTTACGACATTGATATTAAAATACCAAAACTAGCTGAAGAAGCTTTATATGCTCATATATTACATGCTATATTGTCTACGCGTGTAGGAATACAAGAGTATGTTGTAAGAAGATTTAAACAAGAAAGAAGTGCTAAATTAAGAAATGCTAAAATAAGATTGTCTAATCTTAAGCTTGATCAAGTGATTCAAGTTATGAGAGGTAAATCTAAATGGATTAAATAACAAACATGGCTGAAATTAAAAATAGTTTTCTAAGATCCAAGATGAATAAAGACTTGGATGATAGATTAATACCTAATGGTGAATATAGAGATGCGCAGAACATATCTGTAGGTAAATCTGAAGCTGATGATATAGGTGCTTTAGAAACTGTTTTAGGAAATGATTTAGTTGATATAACATCTCTTAATGATAATAGTTTAAGTATAATTGGCCAACATACCAACGAAGAAAATAATACTATAGTTGTTTTTTTAACGAATTATACTGATCCATATGATGATGGAAATCCAGCGTATGCGCCTTTATCAGCAAAGTGTTATATTTATGAATTTTTTTTAGGCCCTACATCTGCTCAAAACACTTGGAAATTATTGGTTTCAGGTTCGTTTTTAAATTTTTCAACAACACATTTTATAACAGGTGTTAGCTCTATAGAAAATTTATTATTTTTCACTGATGATAGGAATCAGCCTAGAAAAATAAATGTAAAAAAAGCTAAAGAAAACCCAGGTTATTATAAAGAAGAAAGTAATATTTCTGTTGCTAAATATAATCCTTATCAAGCTATAAGTTTATTAAACAAAGTTACAACCACAACCACAACTGCAGGCGCTTCTACAACTATTGCAGTAGCAGATGCTACTGGTATATATCAAGGTATGACTGTGGTTCAATATAATAATGTTGCTTTAGAAGCTAAAGATTATATATATGTAACAAATGTTTCTGGAACTACAATTACAATTAATAAGTCAAGTAATATTATTGCTGGAGACGTTACATTTTTAGCAACAACTATGACTGGTGTAGATATTACAGATAATTTTAATAACGGCAGCGCTAGTACTTGGCCTGGTGATCCGGATTTTTTAGAAGACAAGTTTGTTAGATTTAGCTATAGGTTTAGATTTAACGATGGAGAATATTCTTTAATGGCACCTTTTACACAGGCTGCTTTTATACCTAAACAAAAAGGTTATTTTTTAGGTAGTGGAGATCTTGGTACTGGTGCTACACCAACGCCTTTAGATGAAGATAACGCGTTCAGAAGCACAATTCTTCAGTTTATGGAAAACGGTGTGCAAGACGTAGGTTTATTAATACCTTTTCCAGATGCTATAGATAATGTTAACACCAGTGTTGATGCTAATTATAAAATTTCTTCTGTTGATATTTTATACAAAGAATCAGATGGACTTAGCGTAAAGGTTTTAGATACTATAAATGAAGAAGATTCAGATTGGTTTGGCACTTCATCTGTTTTTTATTATGATTATCAATCAAGAAAACCATTTAGAACACTACCACAAGATCAAACAACAAGAGTGTATGATAAAGTTCCTGTAAAAGCTTTTGCACAAGAAACAGCTGGTAATAGAGTTATATACGGTAATTTTAAAGATAAATACACTCCGCCTCTTCATTTAAATTATAGGGTAGCTGCAGGGCCTAAAAGCACTGTTAAAAACTATAACTCTTGGGCTGAATATCCAAATCATTCTCTTAAACAAAATAGAAATTATCAAGTTGGTTTTGTTTTAGCGGATAAATATGGTAGACAATCTGATGTTATACTTTCAAATGTTCAGCCAGAAAGTATATCTGAACCTCCTAATAACTATGGTGGCGACACTGTTTTTAATCCGTTTTATACAGCAACAGATGCAGCTAATTATGCTATTAAAGAATGGTTTGGTGATTCGTTAAAAATACAATTAGAAAGTACTATAGATTCTGGTGGAGCAAATAGCTTGCCTAAAGAATCAGGTCCATCAATAGGGCAGCCTGGTTTATATGCTATTCCACGAGGAAGTGGTTTTGATGTTGATAATGCTTTTGATGCTCTTGTAACAGGTTCTTCTTATGTTTTTATACCAACTGCAACGACTAATATTCCTCAAGAAAATGATTATCTTAGAGGTGAATATAAAGATTTTGTCAAAGTCACTAACGTTGAGGCTAATACACCTTCTGCGGGTAAATATACCGTAACATGTGACGGAAATATAAATAAAGAAATATATGATGACAGTGGCAATTCTGGAGCTGATGTTAAATTTGCATATAATTTGAATCCAATTGGTTGGTATTCATATAAAATTGTAGTAAAACAACAAGAACAAGATTATTACAACGCATATTTGCCAGGTATAGTAAACGGATATTTTGGTCATACAGAGTATTTTGGTGAAGAATTAGGAGAAACAGCTTTTTCTACTTTATTTGGAGATAATATAAATAAAATACCTAGAGATTTATCAGAAGTTGGACCAGAACAAAAACAATATAGAAGCAGTATTAAGCTATCTGGAAGAGTTGAAAATAAAAACCTAAATAAGGGTACTTTTGTAAATTTAAATCAACAGTTTTATCCTGGAATAAAAACACATGATGTAGACGCTATAGGTGTAGAATCTACTTTAACCGGTGAAGCTGCATTAAGCAAACATCCTAGCATATATCAAAATGAAACTGATCCTTATTTAATGAGGATAAGCACTAGAAATCAAACTATAGGTAGACAAGACACTCAATCAGGTGATGATGATTTTCCAGTTTTAGCTATATATGAAACAAACCCTGTAGAGTCTTTATTAGATATATTTTGGGAAACACCTACTACTGGTTTAATAGCTGATTTAAATGCAGCTGTATTAACTAATTTTACAGGTGCGGTTGGTTGGGCATCGTATACTTGGAATCAACCAGAAAATTTAGCTAAAGGCGCTGCTTTTGCGTCAGGTGTTTTTCCAGTTGACAATAGTGGTGTTCCAATAACAGGAACTACTATAAAGCCTGGATCATTTAGTGTTTTTGATAATGCTCGTAATAATGTAACTGGTTTATTTGGTTTTGTACCCGATTCTGGTTCTGGTTATAGTTTTATAACTGACCCTACTAATGGTAATTTTGTTTTTAATGAAACTGTAAACATTAGAGAATTTACAATAGGTTGTATAATAGTAGGTCCTGCTCCTGATTTTGTTGAGTCTTCACGAATATATCTTGGAGGTAATTTGTCTAACATTGCGCCAATAATAAATAGTGGAAATTCTTTACCAACTATAACTATAACTACAGCAGACACTGGAACTATAGGCACAATAACAGGCACTAATGGTTCTTCTTCAAATCTTCCTGGTGATAATACAGAACAGTTAAAATGGAGTATTATAGCAGGTAACACTTTAAATTCATTTTCAATAAACGAAACCACAGGCGTGTTGTCTAGACCTAATGCCTCTACTCCTTCAGGTACTTTTAATTTAACAATAAAATTAGAAGATGCAAACGGGAACACAACAAATGGTTCATTAAGCTCTACAGCAAATCAACAAGTTGTTGTAAATTCTACAGTTATAGGCACTCTATTTTATGCTAGTGATCCTGGAGTACAATCACAATCATGTCATTTTAGTGGATCTGTAAATTCCACGTGCGGTCAATCTGTTTATTACAACCAAACAAGCTCTACCCCTACAGTTGGTGATGAAATAAGAGTTGGTCCCAACGGAAGTAGTTCACCTTTAGCTCCAGCATTTTATTATTCTTATAACTGTAATAATACAGGTCTTAGTAATAGAAATTTTTTTAAAGTAGGTGCTAATGGTATAATAACTATTGTAAGTACATGTTAAAATAAGTGATAATAAAATTATGGCAGCTACTATAGAGATTAAATATTTTAATACTTTTTTAATTAAAAAGCTAAAAGACATTGTTGAGGCCAACACGAAGCCTACAGCGCCGTTTGCTAATGTTCCTTCAGATTATATTTCGAATACTGATTTAACTCACGATTGGTATATAGAAGAATCTAGAATTAGAGGTGGTTATAATAACACTATAGTTGATTTAGGTGTGAAGGCTTATTTAGATGAATTAGAGCCTTTACAACAAGATAGATTTAATACTTTAATATACTCTGGTGTATTTAATTCTAGAACAGGTATAAATAATACTAATCAATTTTCGGTTGGTCAAGATATTACTAGATCAACAGATCCTGCTAACGGTAAAATAATAAAATTATATGCTGAGGATACTAATTTAATTATATTCCAAGAAGATAAAGTTAGTAGAGCTTTAATAGATAAAGATGCTATATATTCAGCTGAAGGTAATGGAGCTGTAACTTCTAGTAATTTAGTTATAGGCCAAATAGTAGCTTATGCAGGTGAATACGGTATTTCTACAGATCCATTTAGTTTCGCTGTATATGGTTATAGAAAATATTTTACAGATAGAAAAAAAGGATGTGTTTTAAGATTATCTGCTGATGGTATTACAGAAATATCATCTTATGGTATGCACGACTTTTTTAGAGATGAATTAACTGGTATAAATAATGAGACCAACGCTTTAGAACCTGTAAAACAAATAAGAGGCGGTTGGGATGCTCATACTAAAAACTATATATTATCTATACAAAAAGATAATGGATCTTATAAAACTGTTTCTTTTGATGAAGGTGTTTTAGGTTGGACAAGCTTTTTTAATTATAAACCAGATTTTATAACAAGTTTAAAAAATAATTTTTATAGTTTAAAAATTACAACAAACAACGGTCAAGGTGTTTGGCTTCAAAATGCCCCAGTTAAAATAAATGGAGTTGATACAGGTGCAGCTTATGGTAAGTTTTACGAACAAACTTATAATTCAGATGTAACTGTAATACTAAACAAAGAACCATCTTTAGTTAAAAACTTTAAAACAATTAACTATGAAGGAGGCGATGGTTGGCAGCTAGAAAGCATGGTAACTAGCTCTGGTGACATTTCTGTTCCAGTTGGTGCATATACATTACAAACAACATTAAGCTCCTTAGAATCAGATTTATTTGTGAATAATTTTAAAAGAAAAGAAAATAAGTTTTTTGCAAATTTAATAAATAATTCACCTGCAACTGGAGGTGAAGTACTTTGGGGAGCTTCATCTACGGGTTTAAAAGGTTTCTTTACAGAGGCTAAAATAAAACTTGTTAATAGTGATTATCCAACAACTAAAAAAGAATTATTTGCAGTATCATCTGATATTGTAGAATCATCATATTAAATTAAATGGAATTAAATATAAGAATGCTAAAAGATTCTGATTGGAATACTTTAGTAGAATGGTGGGATGCTTGGCCTGAGTGGCAAGCACCTGCAAAAGATTTTTTACCAGAAAATGGTACAGGAGGTTTTATTGTTGAAAAACAAGATCAACCTATAGTTGCTGGATTTTTATATACAACAAATTCTAAAGCAGCTTTACTTGAGTGGATTGTTTCTAATCCTAAATATAGAGAAGATGATAGGCAGCAAGCTATAGAGCTTTTAATAGAAGGCGCTGAAAGCGTTTGTAAAAAACAAGGTATAAAATATATATTTAGTATAGGAAGAACCAAGCAATTAATAAATACACATAAAAAATTAGGTTATCATGTAGATGACAAGCCTTCACATGAAATAGTAAAAACAATATAATATGGGATTAGTAACAGCATTAGCCGTTGGCGCAGGAGCTTCTTTGTTAGGAGGAGCTGTTAGTGCTAATCAAGCAAAAAAAGCAGCGGGTAGAGCTCAGAGAAATAAAAACGCAGCACAGCGCGAGCTAGATTCTATAAAAGCAAGTAGACAAACTATAATAAATCCTTATTCTGGAGTAACAGATTTATCTGCTTCAGCAGAAGATTTAAGCGGTATGATTTCTAATCCTTACGCTAACTTAGGTGTTGCTACTAGTGCCGCTGAAATACAAATTGAGCAAGCTGATATAGCTTTAGCAAATACATTAGACACATTAAGAGCTACAGGTGCTAGCGCTGGAGGTGCTACTGCTTTAGCGCAAGCTGCTTTACAAAGCAAAAAAGGTGTTGCCGCAAGTATAGAACAACAAGAGGCTCAAAACGAAAAACTTAAAGCTCAAGGTGAACAACAACTTCAGCAAATGAAAATGTCTGAGCAACAAAGATTACAAAGTATTGCTATTTCAGAAGGGCAAAGGGTTCAATCAGCTCAAGCAGCAGGTAAACAGTTTATGTTTCAAGCTAAAGAAAATAGAACAAATATGGATCTTAATAGAGCCGCGGGTCAAATATCACAAGCGCAACAACAAGAGGCTGATGCAAAATCCGCTCAAGCAGCAGCTTGGGGTGGAGCTTTAAGTGGTGTAGGAAATATAGCGGGCGCAGCTATTGGAGCATACGCGCCGGGAAACTAAATAGCCCGACGGGGCAAACAAATACGTCTACTTTTAATACACGATACAAACCTAATGATACCGTAGGTTTTTATGGAAATTTATTTAATAATTAATATAAACGCATGGGAGCATACGAAAATCCAGCAATAATACGAGATACCTCAGGTCAGATATACGGTCAAGCTATAGCTAGTTTTGGCCAGTCTATAGCTAAAGGCATATCTATTTATGGGCAAAAAGTACAAGAAGCAAATAGAAAAGCTCAAGAAAAAATAGAAAGACAGCAAAGAATAGCTTATGATATTGAAGACAAAGCTTATGCGCAAGCTAATAAAAACTATGCTGAATTAGCGTCTAAAGATCCTTCATTGGTAGATCAGTTTAAAAAACAAACAGAGCTTTTGTTAAGAGGAAGTGGTGAAAACATTGGCGCTATAAAAGCACAAACTTTATTAGCAACTCAAAACGATTTAACCCAAGAAGAAAGACAAAACTATAGAAACATAGTAAATAGAGCTCAAACTTTTCAAATATCAGCAGTGGAAGGTGGTGGAAAAATTTTAGCAGATTTAGAAGATCAGCAAGGTATATTAGCACAAGATATAGCTAGTACGCATGCTTGGGTTGGTTCTAATGAATTAGAAAAAGACACATCTATGTTAACATCTTATGTTTTAGGTGGTAAAAAAGCTGACGGTTTAACTGGTGGTAAAGAGCTTATACCTGGTGAAAACGGCTCTATGATAGTTAAAGTTACTTCTACTGTAGATGAAAATTCTGATTTATTTAAAAACTTAGACGAAGAAACTAAAGAATTTTTAAAAAATAATGATTATAAATTAGAGTGGAAAAAAAATATAAACGAATGGAACGAAGGTCTTATTGATGAAATACCTGAAAAAGCAGATTATAATCAAATGTCTATAACTAACGGGTTTGAATCTAAAGAAGGTAGTATAACACCAAAATATATTATAGGTGGCGAGACAGGTGTTTCTAAAATAATTTCAAACGGAAAAATATTTGATGCAAAGTATATTGATGTAGATGGTTTTATTAACTCACAGTCTTTTCAAAAAGACATGTTTGGTAAAGCTACTAGTTATTTAGCTCGAGGCAATGGTCAGTTAAGTTCTTTTATGACTTACAAAATGAGAGATGGTAGTTTTAATGTAAATGAATTTAAAAAACAAACAACACCTCAACAAGAGCAAGAGGTTGTTAATGCTTTAATAGAAGATTTTAAAAATACTAAACTTTCTGACTTAGAGCAAAGAAAAGCTACACCACAAGATGTTAAAAACCTAAGGGCATTGGGTAAAAATGTTAAAGTTGGTCAACCTATTTACGTAGAAACTATTGGAAGTGGTAAAGATATTCCTTCTAGCAGTTATGTAGCAACTTTAGGTGATCAAATTGTTAATGAAGTTATTAAAATTCCAATAACACCTATACAAGCGGTTAGTAATTTATCTGGTAATGAAGCAAAAGATAAAACAAACGCAGATATAGTAAGAAATAAAAATATAGAAAAACACAAAACGTATTTAAGATCTAAAGGTATAAACGCTAAATCTAAAGCTGATTTAATTAGTCAACTAGAAAAAGTCAAAGGAACAAAAGATGGAGATGGTAATAAAATAGATGATGACTATATAGAAAACTTTAAAAACATGGCTCAAGATTTATATGTTTATGATGCTGAAAACAAAAAACAATATGAACTACCTAGTTACAATCCTGATAGTAACGAAAGCTTATTACCTATATTAAATGAATATGGTGGTTTTGGAAGCAAAACAAAAGAAAGATTAAGCACAACTATGTTACCATAAATAATTAAATTATGTTTGAATATAAAGGATCACAATTTACTTTAGACCAGATAGAACAAAGGGCTAAAGAAAAAGGTTTAACATTGCAAGAGTATTTATCTGCTAATCCTGAGATTACAGAGGTTGCTAAAGAAAAGCCAATAGAAGAAGTAAAGACAACACCTGTAGTTCCGGATGCGGTTGCAGGAGAAGAGATAGCATCCGATACGGTATTACCTTCGGATCCTGGTTTATCGGATTTAGTAGGTCCAAGTGAAACACCTAAGGTTGATACAAGCTTTATTCCTTTTGAAAGTCCTGAAGCCGCTAAAACAGCTGAGCAAGAAATTGAAATATTAAAAAAAGCTGAAAATGACGCAGCTAGGGCAACTATAAATGAATACTTAACTTTAAAAGGCATTAAACCCGGTGAAGCTGGTAAAGATGAAGGAGAATTTACTGAAATAAGTGTATTTGAAGAAGCTCAGAGAATATCTAAATCTGAAAAAGAAGCTAGGGAAAAAAGAAAAAAAATTAACAAAGGCATTGCTTCTGGTGAAATAGATCAAACAGCTGCAGAAAGCTCTATAGCTAGCGCTGAAAACTTTTTAAATCAATTAGCAGGTGTTGATGATAGAGCAAAATTTACATTTGCTTGGTTGCAAAAAGAAATGGGTTTATCAACAGAAAGCTCAGATAAAAGATTAGCTGAAGCAAATGCTGAAATGGATAGGTTAAATTCAATGGCTAAAGCAACCATAGGGTTTACTGATTTACCTGAAAAAAAAGGTATTGAAAAAGTAACAGGAGGATTAGCCGCTTTATTTGGTGCTGTAAGTTCATTCGGTGCCTCTATGTTAACTAGTTATGCTACTTTTGGTACTGGTTTAGCAACAGATATGATAGGTGGCTCTATTAAAGATTATAATGATCAAAAAGCAGAAACCCTAGGTATATCAACAAGTGAATTAATTGAAACAGGGCAAGGTGAAACTTTAATACCAGGAACTATAGGTGCTTTAGGTTTTGCTTTAGAAAAAAGAGGTATTGATGGTGCTAGTAAAGCTATTAATGCTATGGCTGTTGGAAAGAAAAAAGCTTTATTTACTTTTTTAAATTCTGGAAGAACAGAAGGTTGGACTGAATGGCTGCAAGGTGGTTTAGATAAATTAAATAATCTTATTGCTAAAGGCGAAAAAACAGCAAACATAGGTTTTAAAGTTTGGGATTTTATGACATCAAAAGAAGGTTTTGAAATAGCTTTACAAGGTTTTTTTGGTGGTGGAGCTATGAGTGTTGGTGGTGGCAATGTTAAAGCCGCATTAGCAATAAGAAATGATGGAGAAAATAAAAATATAATAAATAAAGTTCAACAAATTTCTGAGCTAGAAGCTAGTAAATTTAAGAAAAATTTAACACCAGATGAAATAGGTGAAATAAATGCAGCACAAAATAGTCTTAGAGCAGATTTAATTGTTGGATTTGAAAAAAACAAAAAATTAATAAACGTTTTAAATCAAAATGAAATAAACGAGGTTAACAAAAACTTTAATATAATAGAAAGTTCAGAATCTAAAATACAAGAAACTATAAATTCTGATAAATATACTGATGAAACTAAAAATATTATAGTTAAAAATTTAAGACAAAATATTGATAAAGCAAATCAAGAAATATATAACATAAGAAACACAGCTGAAAAAATAACTCAATCAACTGAAACTATAAAGGAAAAAGCTGGTGAAATAAAAGGAGTTAAAGTTAAAGATTTTGAAACAACAAAAGAAGTTGAAGACTTTGTTAAACAACAAAACCCTGATCAAGACACTACTAAAGCTTCTGAACAACAAGGTTTTATAGTTCAAAACCCTAACACTGGAGAACAAACTATAGTTATTAATAAAGAAGTTGCTAAACAAGAAAAAGCTGTTAACGTTGCTGCTCATGAGTTTTTACACGCTATATTATATAAAACAGTAAAAGATAGTCCTGAAACTTCCGTAAACTTAGGTAATGCATTGTTAAATGAATTAAATAAAATAGATGCTAGCCAAATAAAAGATAGTAAGTTTAAAAAACGAATGGAACAGTATGCTGATCAAAGCAAAGATGTTCAAATGGAAGAAGCTTTAACTTTATTTTCTGATGCTATAGCTACAGGTGATATTAAATTTAGTGAAAATGTATTCACTAAAATGGGTGATGTTATAAGAAGATCTTTACAAAAACTAGGTGTCAATATTAAATTTAACAATGGTAGAGATGTATACAACTTTGTAAAAGATTATAATGCTAGTATTGCAAAAGGAGATTTAAGTTTAGCTCAAGTTAAAGCTGCGGCTAGAGGTGTTGAAGGTAGATTAGTTACGCCCAAGCAACAAGAACAAGAAATTGAAACTATTATAAAAGAATCTAAATCTGATTCTGATGCTGTTCAAACTATATTTGAACAAAAAGGTAAAGAAGGTGCTTTTGAAATAATAGAAAAGTTTAAACCTATTACAAATAGAATTGTACAAAGAAGAAGTGAAGCTCCTGGATTTGATAGACAGTTGTTAACCGATGAAATAGAAACTGGTAAACGTGGTATATTAGATTTAATATCAGAATATAAACCAGAAAGTGGAGTTCCATTAGCTGCTTATATAAATAAGTTTTTACCAGCAAGAGCTATAGAAGCTTCTAATAGAGTTTTAGACACTGAGTTTAAACTAGATGTCACAGAAGCTAGAGGTGTTACAGATACTACAACAGAAGAAGTTACTGAACAGGTTGCAGAAAAACCTACTAAAGCAAAAGAAAGTTTAAGGAAAAAAATTAAACTAGATAAAGCTACTACACAAAAAGTTATTGATGCTGTTACAAAAACATTTGGTACTAAACTACCACCTGTAGATTCGCCTCAGTTTAAAAAAGCTTTACAAAAAGGTTTTAGAACAGAACTTAAAACTACTATAGCTAAAGATGTTTTAGGATCAAGAGCTGCTTACGAAACTTTTTTAAGAGATAACTTTGAAAACATTTATGAAGCTATACCTCAAGAAATTATAAATAAAAGATTTAGACCATTTGCAGAAGACACTGGTAAAAGAGAAAAAACTAAAGAAGGTAAAAAGATATTTAAGAAAAAAGATATTACTAAAGCTGAATTTATTAATTACTTTTTAGGTAGAGATGTAGGTACATCGACTAAAGGTACTAGAAAAGACGCATTAGCTGAAGCTTTAGCAGAAGAGTTTGCTTTTGATGCTACAATGGAAACTATACAAAAACCAGAAGTTATAGAAAAAAGAGAGTTTGTAGATAAAACACAAACCACTGAAAAAGTTTCTGAAGCAATCAAAAGACCTATTGATTTAAAGTTTAGTAAAACCGCTAGTAACAATCAAAATTTAAACAAAAGTTTAAGAAGTTTAAAACCAGAAGAGCAAACTGTATACCGAGGTTTATTACCTGAATTTATAAGTTCAATTGCAGTTGATAATTATAATGTTGACGCCGCTTTTCAAAGTGTTTTTGGTAATTTTCTAAACAAAAGTGATGGAACACCTAGTAAAAAAAGAGAAGAAATAATAAGTGAATGGAAGAAAGTTAGAAAAAGTATTATTAAAAATCAAAAAGATTTTAAAACTGGAAAACCAAAAAAAATAAATATAAACGATTATTTAACACAGGCTTTTGAAGAGCAAACAGAAACAGAAGTTGTAAGAAATATATTAGGCGTGACTAAAGGTGGTGTAAATTTTAGAGACGATAAACAAATAATGGGTTATGTCAACTTTATGAATGAACTTGTTGGCTCTAAAATGCAAGAATTTAAAGGTAATGATTTAAAAATAGCTGATTATGTTGTAAATATTTTAGGTCCCACTCTTAGCGCTGGTGCAAAAGTTGGAGGTAATAATTTTATGTGGGAATTAAACAAAGAAACAGATTTGTTACACTTAGTTCCAAGTACATTAAAAAGAAGCAGTAGTTTAAGAACTAGTATTTTTGGTAATCAAAAAGAAATGAGTGAAGTTTTAATTAAACCTTTTTTAAAAAAACCTGAATTACTTACTTACAAAGGAAATGCTCCTCAATATAACGGTAAACCGTTGTTAAAACCTAAAGTTGCTCAAAAAGTAGACACTTACGTTACATCTTTAAATAAAACCGGAGGTATTTCGAAAAATATGTTAGATGATTCTGCTGATTATGCAAAGAAAAATCAAAATGCCATAATTGATATATTAGATTTTTATAAAGGCTTAAATAAAGAAAGCGAAATAACTATTAATGATTTAGCTATGTTTTTTGCGGCTTCAAATGGCGATATGACAGCTTTAGTTAGAGCAGCCGCTAGAGTTGATAGCTTTGCAAAGTCAAACTCTAAAAACAAAAAAGATTATAGATACGAACATAATCCACCAGCTAGAACAATTTTAGTTAATATGGCTAAGTATGTTAATGGCCAAATGACTTTAGAAGAATTAAAAAAAGGTTTTGATAACTATACTGTTTCTATTATACCTAAACAAATGGATGATGTTATAAACGAAAGATATAAAGATTCTAGCCCCTTAGTGGGTTCAAGATATTATAATTCTTTTACTTTTGGTAGATTTCCTTTTTCAATGACTGTTTATGAAAAACAAAATAATGGAAATTATAAAACAAAAGTTTTAGGAGCTTTTGCACCACAAGCTTATAAAGAAGTTCAAGCAGCTAAAGCTAAAAACATAAATTCGTTACCGTCTAAAATACAAACAAAATTTTCTAAAACAAGTAGTAATCAAAACGTTCTTAATGAAATGCAACGTTTAGACACTGAGGCTCAAGATGCTAGAATTAAATTTAGTAAATCAAAAGATCTTAATAAAGATTTTAATGATATAATTGAAAAAGCTACAGGTATTGGTACAGAAAAAAGATATGGCCAAACTAAAGCTAGAGCTGTAGGCGCGGATAAAGGTAAATTTAATTTACTAGGTATACCACCATCTGCTCAAGACTTTGTAGGCTTAACTAGATATTTTGCTGGTAAAAGTAAACAAGGTGATAAAACTATAGCTTGGGTAAAAGAAAACTTTTTAGATCCGTTTGCTAGAGCTAACATAGATATATCAAACGCTAGAGTTGCTTTAGCTAATGACTTTAAAGCTTTAAAAAAGCTATTAGGCGTTAGTCCTAAAGACTTAAATAAAAAAATAACTGGTGAACCCTATACTGTGGGTAACGCTGTTAGAGTTTACACATGGGTACAACAAGGTATGACTATACCAGGTTTATCTAAAGCTGATCAAAAAATACTAGAAGACTATGTTACTGCAGATGAAAACTTAGTCACATTTGCTAACGAGCTTATAGCTATAAACAAAGATAATGGTTATCCTAAGCCTACTGATGGTTGGTTAGCTGGTACTATTACAACAGATTTACTATCAGGTTTGAACACTGTAGTAAGAGCTAAATATTTAAAACAATGGCAAAACAATGTTGATGAAGTATTTAGCGAAACTAATATGAACAAGCTTGAAGCAGCTTATGGTAAAGGTTACAGAGATGCTTTGGAAAATATGCTTGGTCGTATGAAAACTGGTAGCAATAGAGGATTTAAAGGTGATACATTGACTGGTAGATTTATTGATTGGATAAATAATTCTGTTGGAGCTATTATGTTCTTTAATATGAGATCTGCTGTATTACAAACTATATCAGCTGTTAACTTTGTGAATTGGTCTGATAATAATCCATTAAAAGCATCTGCTGCATTCGCAAACCAACCGCAGTATTGGAAAGACGTGATGAAACTTATGAACTCTGATTACTTAATTGAAAGACGTAATGGTTTAAAAATAAATGTTAGTGAAGCTGATATTGCTGAGATTGCCGCTGAGTCTAAAAACAAAGCTAAAGCTTTTATAAGTAAAATATTAAAACTAGGTTTTTTACCTACACAAATAGCAGATAGTTTTGCTATCGCTTCAGGTGGTGCTACATTTTATAGAAACAGATATAAAAGTTTAAAGAAAGAGGGTTTATCTGACAAAGAAGCTGAAGCGCAAGCGTTTCAAGATTTTAGAGAAATAGCTGAAGAGTCACAACAATCAAGCAGACCTGATAGAATTAGTCAACAACAAGCGGGTCCAATGGGACGTATTATATTAGCTTTTGCAAACACCCCAGCCCAATACGCTAGATTGATGCAAAAAGCCGCTAGTGATCTTAAGAATCGCCGAGGGGACGACAAAACTAATATATCTAAGATATTATATTACGGAGCTATACAAAATGTTATATTTAATGCGTTACAGCAAGCTTTATTTGCTATGGCGTTTGGAGATGAAGAGCCTGATGAAGAAAAACTAAATAAAAAATATACAGGTATAGCAAACGGTATGGCTGATTCATTGTTAAGAGGTGTTGGTTTTCACGGTGCCGCTATATCTACACTTAAAAACGTGGTAATGAAATTAGCTGAAGGCAAAGAAGCTCAAGACGCAGCTATAGAATTACTAGATATTTCACCTCCTATATCTTCTAAAATAGGTAAATTAAAATCTGCAGGTAGAACATGGGACTGGAATAAAAAAGAAATAATGGAAAAAGGTTGGTCACTTGATAATCCAGCTTATTTAGCTGCTGGCCAAGTTATTAGTGCTGCTACAAACGTACCACTTGATAGAGGTATAAGAAAGTTACAAAATTTAAAAGATGCTTCTGATGCTGAAAATGAAGAGTGGATGCGAGTTGCAAATGCTTTAGGTTGGGCTAAATGGGAGTTAGAGTGGCAAAAAGATAAACCTAAAAAAGGAAAAACTAAATCATTTTTCAAAACACCTAAAATTAATATACCAAAAATAACTTTACCAAAATTTTAAAATATGGAAAAATCAAAATCACCATTGTTAAGAAAGCTAAGCGCTAGTTGCAAAGCTGCTGCTAAAAGAAAATTCGATGTATACCCATCCGCTTATGCTAACATGTGGGCTTCAAAACAACAAGGTAAAGGTAAGTGCTAATGGAATATAAATCACCATTAACCTGTTGGAAAGGTTACAAAAGAAAACCAGGTACTAGTAGATTTTCTAAAGGTAGTTGTGTTAAAAGTAGTGCACCTGCAAAAAAAAGCTGTGGTCCAAAGAAAGGTACTAAAGGTGGTGGAACTAGAAAAGTATGTTTACCTAAAGCTAAAATAGCAAGTATGAGCAAATCTGAAAGACAAGCTGTTATAAACGCTAAAAGATCTGCTGCTAGTAAAGGTAAATATAAAAGATCTAGCAAAAGCAACGTAAGTGGTACTGCTAGTAAAAATTTAAAAGACTGGGTTAAGCAAGACTGGAGACAAGTTGGTGACCCAAGTAAAAAATGTGGAGAATAAAATTAAAATATGAAATTATGGAAAATTGCCCTTTTTGTTCTAGCTGCTGCTGTAAGTAGTTGTGGAACACACACTAAAAAACCTAAAATACAGATAACCCATGTGTTAGCTGTAACAGAGCAAGGTGACACCTTGAGATTACCTATAAACATGATTAAACCAAATGTTTATTATAATATTGTATCGTATCCCAGTTATCCTAGATATTATAGCAACTGGTACAATGAAGGCTACTACAGACATAGGAGTGAACCTATTTATGTACCTAGCAATAACAGTTCTAACAACAATAACAACAACAGTAGTAGCAAAGGCTCTGTTGAATCTAAAGATATATCAAGACTAGATGTTAATGCTACTAAAGTAAAAATGAAAAATTAAATGGCTCAAAAAATTTCAGAGAACACAGAGATACAATTAGATCTTAAAACAATTGGCATGCTAGTGGCAGGTGCAGTTAGTTTAGCTGCTATGTATTTTACTTTGCAAAAAGATATTGATCTTGCAAAAGAATTACCTAAACCAGAGGTAAGTAGAACAGAGTATGATCTTAAAGACGAGCTGGTGAGATCGACTATTATGGACATTGATGAAAAGGTTCAAGATAATAGTGAAAAACTAGACAAAATAGATGATAAACTGTTTGAAATTATAAATAAAAAATAAAATGAAAAAGCTTTTAATTATATTTACTTTAGCATGTGGATACTTTTCGAGCGCTCAATACACTGTATTGCATATAAATTCTTCGTGGAACACAAAACATAATGTAGATTTACAGGGTATAAAAAACGCTAAAGTTCAGTATACTTTATTAGATAATTTAACACCATCTTTAAAGCAACAAATAAAGTCTGTACCAACAGTGTTAATAATAGGTGAAGATAAGAAAACAAAAATGATTTGGAGTGGAGGAATTGCATTAAAATTAAACATAACAAAAGATGATGTTCAGTCTGTACTTGATCAACTTATAGTGCGTGATTCTGATATACCCTTAAGAAGAAGATCAACAAATTAAGACATTTGCAAAAGTGATTTTAAAGGTGTAAATAACAGGAAACCAAGTGATTATAATAATGTAACACTTTAATTATTATAAATGAACTTAATTTTATCTTTCTTGTTATTTTTTAATATCTCAACTGATATTGAAACTGAACTATTAAACGCTATTAATGAAGGAGATTACAACAAAGTAAACTCAATGTTGATAGTAAACCAAATCCACGCCACAGAAAAAATTGATGGTAAACCATTGCTAATTCATGCTATTATAGCGGATAAAGCTAATATTGTTTACTTATTATGTTTAAGAGGAGCGCAGCCTTATGTAGACATGTGTGATGAAGGCTATAACGCTATGGATTGGGCAAAGAAAAGTGGTAGTTATTACGCGCGAGCCGAGTTAATAATGATAACCACACAGTAAGGAATAATAAAATGGGCACCATACCCAAACATTCCTGTAACAAGAAAGGGAGCTATGAAAATAGCCCCCTTTTTTTATTATCCGTCGCAACTAAGACAGCCGTCATCCATTGCTTGTTCAGCAATATCTCCACGCAACACTGACTCAGTTCTAGTATAGTATAAGGTTTTAATACCTTTCTTCCAAGCTTCAAAATGTACTTTATTAATCCACTTAGGTGTAGCAATACTAGGGAAAGCTAAGTTTAAACTTACGCTTTGATCTATATACTGCTGTCTAATACCTGCTTGATTAATTAATTCTAATTGATTAATCTCTTTAAATGTCTTAAATACATCTTTAGCTGGTATATCATTATAAGGACCTAATGTTACCTTATCTAGTTCTTTTAAACCTTGAACTGATCCTCCGTCTTTTAGTATTTTACCCCATGTTTTTTCATTATCAATTTTAAGTTTTCTTAATAACTTTTTTAATGTAGGGTTTTTACGTATAAACGTACCTTTAGCTGACTGCTCTGTAAATACATTTGCAGCCCATGGTTCTATCCCTGGCGATACATTTCCACTAAGCTTACTGTTAGATACAGTGGGAGCGATAGCGCGAAGATGGGTATTGCGAAAACCAGTACCGACACACCAAAGAGGTTCTCCAAAAGATTCAGCCAAAGACATTGAAGCTCTTTCAGACTCGATTTTAATTTGTGAGAAAATTTTTCTTGTTTCATATTGTGCTAATAATCCTTCAAATGGTAGGCCCTTTTCCTGTAGATACG